AGGGCAGGTTGTGCAGACCGACGCTTCAGGAACCCTTTCGTTCGGTTCTGTGCAAGCACCTCTCGTCAGCGGGACGAACATCAAGACAATTAATAGTGTATCGTTACTCGGAAGTGGTGATCTAGTGATAGCATCGGCCAACGCCTCTGCTCTTTGCCAAGAGCGACCCCCTACAGACGCCCTTGTCGTACCAACGGCCGCATTTTGCAGCGCAGGTTGCACAGGATTTCTACGCTGAGGTAGACGGCACAAACCTCCTTATTACTTCCGGCACGGCCATCACGATGCCCGGATCACCTGTTGTCGGCACGGATTATGCTGTATGGGTACATCCGGACGGCACTGTCGAGATGACTAATAACCATGTGACGCCGCCTGTAACGGACGCGGTGCGGGTCGGTGGCTGCCACTACGCTCCCGGCGGTAACGCAACGGGTGTTGCTGGCGGAAACAGTACTCCTGCACTCAATCCGTATTCGGTGTGGGACCTGAAGTTCCGCGTCAATGCGCCAGACCCTCGCGGATTTGCTCTTGTTGCTGATGGCTTCTGGGCGGCAATCTATATGCTAAACGCTGATCATATCACCAACGGCCCTTCGTGCTACGGCGTCGCAATCGCTGATGGATCGACTCCGCCGAGGATCCCGACGCAGTTCGGGGGTAACGGCAGTACGAGCTTCGGCTCTTTCACATGGTACGAAGCAGCCCTCTGCATGCGTGCGCATGGTCTCCGGATGCCGACCTATGACGAGCATCTCGCGTATGCCTACGGCGTAACCGAAGCGACTTCTCGTGGTAGTGATCCCGGAACCACCGGTCTCGATGCCGCCCGCACATCAAAGTGGGGTGTCATGCAGGCCACAGGTAACTTGCGTACATGGGGCGCGATGATGGGCGGTCCCTATGCTGCATCAGGATGGGTCGCGAATACTGGTGGTCGCGGGTCAACATACAATCAACCTAATGCCGCGCTTTTGGGCGGGAACTGGAGCAATAGCTCGCACTCCGGTTCGGGGGTGTGCGGCCTGGGACAACGCTCCGTCGTTCTCGTACTACAACATCGGGGTGCGCGGCGTCGGTGACCACCTGATCCTTGTATAGGCGGGGCGGAAGCCCCGCCATGAAGGCTAAACTATGGAAGTAGAAAAAGACGCATGGAACAACAAAGAGCAAATGGCAATCATGGACAGGTACGATCGAGTAATCGCGTACCTGTACCCTATTGCTCAGTCGATGCCGAGGAAGCACGGCGTTGCACGAGATATGTTTCTTCGTGCGCTTCTCGGACAGGCAGAACTGTTCTATACAGCAGGCAAGTCGAATCAAGTGTCAAGGATTTATCAGGCGGATGCGGGCCTCGCCCATGTTCGTTTCTGGATGAGGTTTCTGGTTTCGATCCACTGCATGACACTTCACCAGCTTCAAACGTCGCAAGTGTTAATTGCGGAGGTCGGGAAAATGCTTGGTGCATGGATAAAGAATCAGAAAAAAGGGCAGGCGGGGAAATAGGTATGCCGCGCTTTTGGGCGGGAACTGGAACAATAGCTCGAACTCCGGTTCGGGGTGTGCGAACTGGAACAACGCTCCGTCGAACTCGAACAACAACATCGGGGTGCGCGGCGTCGGTGACGACAGCAATCAGTACACGCTCTGGTGTGGCTACGGCGCATCGGGCAGACCCTGTAAAAAGTGGTCAGCTCACCTGTCCTGCTTCGGCGAACACAAACAGCGGTCCGGCAAGGCGCGGAGTAGTGAAACATCGAAACGCGCATCCGGCATGAAACGACACAGAAACCTTATGGCGAGAATCGCTAGCACCGAAAATTTTCGTGATGCGTACAGAAAGACCTCGAAGGGGAAACACCGCTCGCTCGGCTACCTCATGTTTCGTGAGTATGATGAGCTGAACCTGATGCGACTTCAAAAGGAACTGCTCGATGGAGGATACACGGTTGGACAGTACAGGCAGTTTACGATTTTTGAGCCGAAGCCGAGGAACATTATGGCGCTGGAGTTCAAGGATAGGCTCGTTCAGCACGCACTTGTCAATATCATCGGCCCGATTTTTGATGCAGGGTTCCTCCCGTACAGTTTTGCTTGCCGAACCGGATATGGTACGCACGCTGGAGTCAAACACGTGCAGTCGTCAATGCGTAGGACTGGAGCTAAATATTACCTCAAGACGGATTTCCGAAAATACTTTCCGAGCATCTCGCGCTTGACGCTGCATGGATTTATTGAGCGGAAGGTGGCTTGCAGGGCAACGCTTGCCCTGATACGGGAAATCATCCCGGTGGACGGTTGTGGTGTGCCAATAGGGAGTCTGACAAGCCAGATCGCAGCGAACATCTACGGCAACCCTCTCGACCATTTGATTCACGAAAGAATAAGACCTCTGGCTTGGGCAAGGTATATGGATGATGTTGTAGTTCTTGGTGATAGCATATCGTTCCTCAGGGAGGTGTTTGATCGCATCAGGGTTTTCGCTTCAGACTCCCTGCGCCTCGATATAAGTAGATGGCACATCGCCACAGTATCCGCAGGCATCAATTTCCTCGGCTACCGGATTTTCCCTGGTTACAAGCTCCTACGAAAAAGCTCAGTCATCGCAGCCAAGCGCAAAGTGCGCAACTGCATTGAGCACAACGACAGCCTTTCGCTCGACAGATTTCTCGCATCATGGTCCGGGCATGCGTCCTGGGCAGACTCTCATAAATCCTTATAAAATGGATGGAGCACCGTTATGGCATTTCCGATTATCAATTCGCGTGAAGACCTTGATGCCTTGAAAGGCACTCAGGAGTACGCAGACTTTATCGACTACATCAAGGGCAGTATGACGCGCAAGGTCAATAGTCGCTGTATACCCGGAGAACTACAACCGAGAGGGCTACGACGGTCCAGAGATTGAGCCGGTGTGGGCGGAAGTAGAGGACCTGTCTGTCGTCACCCGCTACGGTTTCACAAAAGACGAACTGCTCGACTAATGCATAGAGTGGCAACAGTGATAGGTCACGCTGCCGACTGGGGCGTTTTTGGGGGCGGCTGTTGGGCTGATAGGCGGGACTATCTTCGGTGTTACATATACGGAGGCTGGTGCGCTTATGACGGGTGTAGCTGCTCTGCTTGTCGGTGTGGCAAGAGCCGTCAAGTACTTTGCCGATGCACGGGAGGTTACAGCGCAGGCGAAGGCGCAGGAGATAGAGAACAAACACCGAATACACGAACTGGGAGAACTGGATATATGAGCGTAATCACAGACATTCTGAATGTCGCAACAGGCGGGCTTATTGGGGCAGGTGAAGGAGCTAATTTTCCTCTACAAATACCACTGATAAAGAGCGTATTGAGCTTGCGAACAAGGCGGCAGAGGCGATTCAGCAGTACCGGCTTAAAGTCAACGAGCAGATTATTGGAGCTGAAGCGCAGTTGACTGCTCGACAGGCGGCAGATATGGCCTCGGATTCGTGGTTGTCAAAGAATGTTCGCCCGCTCGTTCTTGTCTTTCTGACGGTAATGATGACAATTCTCGCTTATACAACCATCTTCACTTTGCCGCAGGAAAAAATCAATCTGCTGACTCCTTGGATAGGTGAACTGTCGTCCCTGCTTGGGATGGTGTATGGGTTCTACTTCGGTTCTCGCGGACTTGAGAAGATTGGGCAAATGGTAACTCAAACACTGGAAAAATGAAATTGAAGAGGCTCTGGGGTATGTACTGGCAGAAGAAGGCGGATATGTAAACCACCCGAAAGACCCTGGAGGGGTGACGAACCTCGGTGTCACGAAAAGGGCTTGGGAGGACTTCAAAGGCGGTTCTGTCACCGATGCGGATATGCGGAACCTGACGCGGGACAAGGTCGCGCCGTTCTATAGGCATATGTACTGGGACAAGTGCAAGTGCGACAGCCTACCTTCTGGCGTTGACTTTTTGGTGTTCGATACAGCTGTCAATATGGGTGTTGGCGCAGCTTCAAAACTGTTGCAGGTGGCCGTAGGGGCAAAGCCGGACGGCGTGGTCGGGCCAGCAACCCTAGCTGTAACGAAAGCACTTGATAGTTATGCTGTAGTGACGGAGATTGCGTTCTTGAGAGCAATACGGTATATGAAGACAAGGAATGTTGGCACATTTGGTGCCGGGTGGGCAAAACCGGTTGATTCAGGGTGAAGGATATGTCATTGAGCGCCAGTAAAGACAAATAGTCAATCTACAGATATGGAATACATAATCGTAATTTTAGCTGTCATCGGCGCAATGTACGTCGGTTACGCCTACGGACAGGAAGTCATTGACGAGGTTAACGAGGTGCTTGGGCGGGTGAGGGCAGTCTTCCGTTGTCTTAAACGCTGTTTCGGGGAAATAAGGTTTTGTTTTCTGCAAATTTTTTTCTTTTTTATTGTAACCGCGCATGCTGTACGAGCCTGCTCCTTCACCATTTTCGACGCGAGGATTGAATGGCGTACACCATGACATACAGCTCACTGCTGGAAGACATACGCAACTACCTTGAGCGCGGTTTCACTGCCGAAAGCGACCAGGTAGTCTACGAACAGCTCCCCCGCCTCATCACACTCGGTGAACGGCGCATCGGGCGTGAGCTTAAAATCCAAGGGTTCATCCGTAGCGTGCAGACGACGCTTGCCGTCGGCGTTGCCGTATACCTGAAGCCCGACCGCTGGCGTGACACCATCAGCATGTCAGTAGACGGTCAGCCCATCCAGACCCGCTCCTACGAATACTGCCGTAGCTACTGGCCCGATGAGGCTGAAACTGCTGCTCCGGAGTTCTACTCTGACTATGACTTTCAGCACTGGCTCATTGCCCCGACACCTTCCACCGCCGCCACTCTTGAGGTACTGTATTTTGAACAGCCAGCTCTGCTCGGTGAAGACCTGCAGACCAACTGGCTGACCGAGTACGCACCGGACCTTCTATTGTACGCGTGCCTTCTGGAAGCGGTCTCCGTTCTTGAAGAACGACGAGCGAATCCCGACGTGGCAGGCCATGTACGACCGGGCCGCCAAGGCACTCGCGGGAGTAAAACGAGCGGAAAGGTGCTCGACAGAAACGCTAAACCGGAACGACGCATAATGACTATATAC